CGGGCTTGGTGGACGTGAGGGCAAGAGACGAAGCAATCAACAGATTCCTCGGAGACCGCATTCGCCAAGAGGCTCCGCTCATCGCTGGCTTCTCCGACGAGGTCGCCAACGCCCTCCTGCAAGGCCCATCTCGTGCCGCCCTGCAAGCCTCCGACGCATCCACGCTCCAAGGCCAGCAGGAACTCAACAGGCTTCTCCGCGGCGAAGACCCGGCGAGGGACGTGAACCTTGTGGAACTTCAGAAGCAGACGCAGGCGCTCAATGAATTGGTGCAGATAGGACGCGCAGGCCCGCAGGTAGCCCAGTAAGGAACCCATCGATGGCAGACATCACCTACTCCATGACGCTCAAGGTCGACAAGGACAACCTGTCGAACCAGATTCAGATCAGCCAGATCACGGCCTCGATGGCGAAGGCCGGCTACAAGAGCGTCGTCTACGACCTCACGACGAATTCGACCGTCATCTCGACGGCGAACCTGTCGACGGCCGGCATGGCGTTCCTGCGGAACCTCGCCACGTCGTCGGCGTCGACTGTGCAGATCGGCATCGAGGCTGGCGGGTCGTTCGTCGGCTTCGCGACGCTCCGGGGCGGTGAGCCGGCGATCACGAGGCTCTCAAGCGGCACCGAATACAAGGCGATCGGCGTCTCCGGCGCCCGCCTCCGCGTGGACATCACGGAGGGCTGATCCATGCCGAAGATGGTGAAAGAGGTCTACGCCGGCGTCCAGTACGACTTCTCGTCGGAAGAGGGGCAGGTTGCCTCCTCGACGACGCGGGTCTTCAAGATCGTCAAGTCGGACGTCGGCGAGTACATCAACGTCGCCGCGACCTGCGGCGTCCAGATCGGCCAAGAGCATCCGTCCGAGTCCGGCCTCTACTGCGCGTCCTACTCCGCCCAGTACGACGGCGACAGCCGGATGGTGATCGTCGCGACGTTCAACTACCGGACGACGCCGGGCGGCGGGGACGCCGGCCAAGACCCCGGGCAGTTCTCGCCGGACATCCGGCCTGCGAACTGGTCTGTGTCGACTTCTCTTCAGGAAGTTCCGGCGTATGTGTGGAAAGGGGTAACAGGCCCAGACGCCGGTAACACAGTCCCTTGCGCAAATCCTGTCGGAGATATGTACGAAGGCGTGGCTAAACTTGAGCCAATCGTCACAATATCGGTCGAACAGTTTGAATTAAGCGACCCAACTCGGCATTGCCTTTATGCTGGGCTGGTGAACAGAAATGCCATCACACTCGGAAGCCTGTCGATGCCCCCGCGGTCGGTGATGTTCAAGGGTGTCCAGACCCAGCCGGCACTGGAGCAATGGGGAACTGTGCTCTATCGAGGCTGGAAGGCATCCTACGAGTTCGCATTTCGCTCAAATTGGGTTGGATCGCCAGTGAATCAATTCATCGGATGGGACGTTGTGCAGCCACAGAGCGGATTCAATGTGAAGGCGCACACACCACTCGGCCCGAACGGATCGCAGGTCGCGAACAATCGAGACGACTTTGGACAGCCGCTTCGGCACAAAGACTACCAAATACAAATTCCTGTGGCGCTGCCTGATGGGGTAGGCGTTGGTGAAAAAGTGCGTGCCCACGTTCGCGTCTACGAAGGCGAGGAAGGAAAGGTCTCGCAGAGGCCAAGCGCCCAGCCGATTGCATTGAACGACGACGGGACGGCCAGAAGCCCTGTCGCGTCGCCGAAGGTTCTGATTCACAGATATCAAGTCCAAGACGACTACGACTTCAGCAACTTCGGCTTGAGGCTCACCTAACATGGCCGAAGGCTTCCTCCTTGGCCCGAACCTGCTCTCGCAGATACGACGCACCATCGACCGCGTCGACGGGGAGCCTATCGGCTCAGGTTTCCGACGCACTCAGGTCATCCTCGAGGGCGAGGAGCCGCGGTCGGCGAAGGTGTTTAGGATATGCACGTTCACCGGGTCGTGGGCGATCAACGAGACGAAGACGGTCAACTTCAAGTATCTGCCGGGGGCGACGAATACGGTCAACGTCACGAATCTTTTCTTCCCGTGGACAACGACAGCCACAGGATCGTCCACAGATTGCGCCATCGCAAAGGACGGTACGGCATGGTTCTTGATTGACGTCCCGTTTGAGACAGCAACGGCTGTGTTTGTCGGATCAACCACGGCCGGGATAGGAGTCTCTTCGACTCAGTTGACCAGCCTCATAACAAACATAACGATAACGGCAGCGATAAACACTTCTAACTGCACTATTTCTGTAGGAAGAACCATTCACACAGCGTCCGCGATAGTTGTGACAGGGACATCCACAACAACGCTTGTACAGTCGACGTTCACGTCGACGTTCTTGAAATTAAAGGCATAAAGGAGATGGAGATGCAGTCAATCGGCTTCCGGGCCTTTGACGGGAGCAACAAGTATTACAAGCGACTTGCGCTTTATGACTTGGATTGTTGCTTTCAGCCGAACGGAAGAAGAGTGAACCCCGGAATATCAGACCCAGATGATGGGTATTATGTCGTTGAGCGCGTCGGCTGCATATGCTGCGCAAGATGCGTCGTTGTAGACAGCGTGAGGTGGTACGCGGCAAACGGTTTTGCTGTAGGGTCAGTAATTCCGTGCCCATCGCCACAAAGGGGTGTTGTAAGAACTGCCACTAGGGTGTTAATCGAATTTAATAGCATATGCTGCAACTCAAACGCCACATCAGTGTATTGGGAACTATCCGAAGAGATTACAGACAATCCGCTGCCGTGATAGCCTGCAACCGTGCGCACCTAGAATCCAGATGCCAAGAGCGCGGCTACACGCTTGAAGAAGTCATGCCGTGCGTCGTCGCCTATGACGGCGACAAGTGGACAATCGACACCGACCACCCGGCGTATCCGAGGCACCCAAAGCCGGGTTACGAACCACCATCGCATTCACATTCATCCGGTCCCGGCGCCGAACTCTCCAAACTCCTGAAACGCTTCGGCATCGAGCCAACACCGACCTGCCAGTGCCGTGCAAAAGCGGCCCAGATGGACGCATGGGGGCCGGACGAGTGTGAAAAGCCCGAACGCATCGATGAGGTCGTCGCCGTGATGCGTGCGGAAGCCGAGGCTCGCGGCCTCCCGTTCCTCGACGTGGTCGGCCGAATGCTCGTCCGCCGAGCAATCAAGAACGCCCGCAGAAAGGCTAAAATGGACTAATGGCTACTTTCTCGCAACTACCGGGCACGCTGGACATCACCTTCGTCTCCGGTGACGAAGTTGCCGTGGCATTGGACTTCGATCGCGACCTCACCGGGTACACGATCACGACGGCCGTCTACGTCACCGCCGTCTACGCCGCCGGCGGCGGCGGGACCGGGTTCGTGACTGGCATCGGCGCGACGGCGGCCACGTTTTCAATCTCGAACACGAACCTCGCTGCGGGTCAGATCACGATCGGTCTCTCCGAGGTGCAGACCGCCGCGCTCTCGCCGGCGATCGCCTACCGCTGGTACTTGCGGTGGGTTGATACAGGGCAGGTCACGAGGACCGTTCTCTCCGGCACCGTGACAGTGGCGAACCCATGAGCATCAACGTCACGGTCGTCGGGACGACGAACGTCGTTGCCAGCGTGGCCGAGACGACCATCGGCGTCTCCGTCGGCTCGCCGGGATCGGTCGACGTCGGCATCGGGACGATGGTCGCCCAAGCCGTGACCGGCCTGCTCGTGGCCGGCGGGAACAACGTCACCGTCACAACCACTAGCGGCGTCTTCACGATCGCCGCCGCTGACGCCCCGGTCTCAAGCGTCAACGGGAAGACAGGGGCGGTCGTCCTGAACGCCACCGACGTCGGGGCCGCCAGCAACACGCACGGCCACTCCTACGTTCAGAGCCTCAACAGCCTCACCGGGACGCTCAACGTCCTCGCCGGCAGCAACATCACGATCTCGACGTCTTCGAGTGGGATCACGATCGTCGGCTCGGCAGGCGGCGGAACGACCGGCGGGGCCGTCTCAAGCGTCAACGGCAGGACGGGCACGATCACGCTCGTCTCAACTGACGTCTCGGCCGCCTCGGCCAGCCATACGCACGTTGCCGCGAACATCACGGACTTTGCTACAGAAGCCGCCAAATATGGCCCAGTCTCTAGCGTCAACGGCCGCACTGGAACCGTCACCCTCGTCGCATCCGACGTCTCCGCGGCCTCCTCGACGCACGCCCACTCCTACGTCCAGAGTCTGAACGCCCAGACCGGCACGCTCTCAATCGTGGCAGGCGACAACGTCACGATTTCGACGTCCGCCGGTTTCATCACGATCACAGGGTCGGCCGGCGGGACAGGCGGCGGCTCGGTGACCAGCGTCAACGGCAGGACCGGAGTCGTGACGCTGGTGTCGACCGACGTGTCGGCCGCGAGCGCCGTCCACACGCACGTTGCCGCGAACATCACTGACTTCGCGACCGAGGCGGCCAAGGTCGCCCCCGTGTCGAGCGTCAACGGCCGCACTGGCACGGTCACGCTCGTCGCGTCCGATGTCTCCGCAGCCTCGGCCAGCCACACGCACGTCGCCGCCAACGTGACCGACTTCGCGACCGAGGCAGCCAAAGTCGGCCCCGTGTCGTCGGTGAACGGTAAGACCGGAACGGTCACGCTGGTCTCGACCGACGTCTCCGCGGCGAGTGCGAGCCATACCCACGTCGCCGCCAACATCACCGACTTCTCCACGGAGGCCGCGAAAGTCGGCCCAGTCTCTAGCGTCAACGGTCGCACCGGCACGGTCACACTTGTATCGACCGATGTCTCGGCCGCGAGTGCGAGCCACACACACGTCGCCGCCGATGTGACCGACTTCGTCACGGAAGCGGCTAAATACGGCCCGGTCTCCAGCGTCAATGGACGCACCGGCACGATCACGCTGGTCTCAACGGACGTCTCGGCGGCCTCGGCCGTTCACACGCACGTTGCGGCGAGCATCACGGACTTCGTTACGGAAGCGGCCAAGTACGGCCCCGTCAGTAGCGTCAACGGCCGGACTGGCACGATCACGCTCGTCTCGACCGACGTGTCCGCGGCCTCCGCCAGCCACACCCACGTCGTTGCCAACATCACCGACTTCGGCGCCGGCGTGCTGGCGAACCAGTCGGTATCCAGCGTCAACGGACGCACGGGCACGATCACGCTCGTCTCGACCGATGTCTCGGCGGCCTCCGCGAGCCACACCCATGTCGCTGCAAACGTCACGGACTTCGTGACCGAGGCCGCGAAGGTCGGCCCGGTCTCGAGCGTCAACGGCAAGACCGGCACGATCACACTCGTGGCGACCGACGTGTCGGCCGCGAAAACCGTCCTCGCCGTAGAGACGCGAGGCCCGCTGGCGATCGAGAACAACTACAACGCCGGCACGTCCGACATCGTGCGGATTTCTGCGACGGCCGCCACGGAGATCACGGGCCTGTCGGGAGGCCAGTCCGGCGTCGTCAAGTTGCTCGTCAACGTCGGCACGAACGACGTCACGTTCGTCTCCGACTCCGTGGAGAGCGAGTCGTCGAACCGAATCACGATCGTCGGCGGCAACAAGAAACTCAGCCGCGGCGAGGCGGCGTCGGCGTTCTACGATCCGACGAGCAACATCTGGCGGATCATCAGCGACCCGCTGTCGGCTCCGGCGTACTCGTGGACAACTTTGTCCATCACCGCCGCCCTCAACAACTACAACCCCGGCACGCACACCGTCCTGCGTCTCAGTGCGAACTCGGCGCATCTGGTGACCGGCTTCTCCGGCGGCGGCGAAGGCTCCATCCTTCGGCTCATCAACGTCGCCACGCACACCGTCACGCTCGTCCACGCCTCGACGGCGAGCGACTCGTCCAACAGGCTCCTGCTCGACACAGGGACCGACCGCACGCTGGACGAGGATCAGCAGGCCGAACTCCTCTACGACCCGGTCTCTCTGCGCTGGCGGGTCACCCCGTGAAACGCCGCGGCGTCGGGACACGCCTCCTGCGTGCGTGCGCCCTCTTGGCTCGGCGTTCCTTCGCCAGTCGCCGCCTCGAGCACCGCGAGCGGTGGGCCAACGAGAACGGCCTCGACCGGGACCGTGCCGTCCAGTGGGTCGTCGAGGAAGCCGCGAGGTTCGGCGTCCCCTGCGAAGAGGGCGTGGCCCTCCGCCTATACGTCGCAGCGGCCCGGCACGCGATCCGGTCGCAGCGGTATCAAGTGGCCGCGCCTGAGCGGAGGCCGCGGACTGAGCGGACTGTGCTCCCCGGCGAACTGGCGGTCGTCACCTGTCACTTCAATCCAGCCGGCTACAGGTCTCTCAGGGACAACTACCTCCGATTCATGCACGAGATGCGGTGGTGGGGCGTGCCGACGTTCGTCGCCGAGGTCGCCTACGAAGGGCAGGATTTCGTCGACAACGACGCCTTCCTGAAACTCCGCGGGACAGACCGGAACGTCCTGTGGCAGAAGGAGCGGCTGCTCAACCTGCTAGTCGAGAAACTCCCAGAGCAGTACGACAAGGTCGCGTGGATCGACGCGGACGTGCTGTTCTTCGACCGCTCGTGGGTTCAACACACACGCGAAAAACTGGAGTACGATCCGGTGATTCAACTGTGGAACCGCTGGCACTGCATCGACTCTGGCGGTCGCGTGGGCGAGGTGCTGTGGGGCGTCGGCGACGACGCATGGCGATACCTGTCCCGCCCGGCGTGCCCGGGCGGTGCGTGGGCTGCCCGCAGGTCGGTCTTCCCGCTCTACGACCGCCACATCCTCGGCTCCGGCGACGCGATGTCGCTGGTGGCATGGTGCGGCCGGCTGGACCGACTTGCGATCAAATACTCGAGCGAGGTCATGCGGGAGGACTTTCTCGGATGGGCCGAGAACGCCTACCAGAAGGTGCAGGGGCACATCGGGACGCTCGATAGCGACGCGATCCATCTCCACCACGGATCGAGGGCGCGGCGGCTCTACGTCGACCGCTGGAAGCCTGCCCTGAAGTGGGGCTTCGACCCGCGCCGGCACGTCGAGGTCGACGAGTCCGGCCTGCTAGCATGGACAGCGTCGGCCCCCCCGCAACTGCGAAAATGGGTCGCCGAATACTTCCTCGTCCGCGACGAGGATGGCGGAAATTCCACTTGACCGCCACTAGGCGCCCCAAAGACACTATTCACGATGCCGGCGACGCACCACTTCCTGATCGCAGGCGCCCGCTGGGTGTGGCGGTACAGCCGCCTCCGCGGGCGCGCCGCCGGGTGGGCGTACCTGCCGAACCCGAACAAGCCAGACGAGCCGTCAGTGCGGAAGGTCTTGATCGACTCGCGGCTGAAAGGCCGGACTCGCATGGAGACCGAAATCCACGAGGCGCTCCATGTGTGCTTTCCGCAGATGAGCGAAGAGACGATCACGGCGAGCGCACGCGACGTGAGCAGAATCCTCTGGTTCCTCGGCTACCGCCTCCAAGAGGACAAGCAGCCGTGAGCAACACGTACATCGTGGGCGCCGGCGGCTTCGGACGCGAGGTGCTCCGCTGGGCACGGGACGCCGGCATCGACGTGGACGCCTTCCTCGACACGGCCGAGGGCGTCGCGTGCGGCCTGCCGGTCCTGCCAGACGACCTCGTGTTCTCACCTCGCGACGTCTTCCTGTGCGGCATCGGCGAGCCTGCTCTCAAGCGGATTGTCTGCGAGCGACTCCGCAGCCGCGGGGCGCGGTTCTGGTCGCTCGTCCACCCGACCGCGATCGTCACTGAGCCGGCCGCGATGGGCGAGGGCTGCGTGATCTGCCCGCACGCAATACTGAGCGTCGGCTCGTCCATCGGGCGGTTCGTGACGGTCAACTGCGCCGCGACCGTCGGACACGACACGGTGACCGGCGACTACTGCTCGATCTCAAGCCACGCCGACATCTGTGGGCACGCGAGCCTCGGCGAGGGCGTCCTCGTCGGGTCGCACGCCAGCATCCTGCCGCACGCCCACGCCGGCGACTGGTCGATCGTGGGCAGCGGCAGCGTCGTCGTCCGCGAGGCGCCGGAGCGATCCACCGTCATGGGAGTCCCTGCGGCAGTTATCTACAGGAAGCCACAATGAGCGAGTTCTGCGAGGCGCTCGACCAACTGGTCGAACAGCCGGCCGGCACCAGCCAGCCGGAGATGTACCTAAACCACCTCGCCGGGTGGGACTCCATGAGCGCGATGGGGTTCATGGCAATGGCGGACAAGCGGTACGGCGTGATCGTGAGCGCTGCACGGCTCATGGAAGCGAAGACCGTCGGCGACTTGGCCGCACTCGTGGGAATCCAATGAGACAGTTCACGCACGACTGGCTGCCTGAGTCGCTATCGAAGCGGTGGCGGGAGTTCGTGCTCCCGCGACTCAAGCATCCGCTGCGCTGGCTGGAACTCGGCTCATACGAGGGCCGGTCGGCGTGCTGGGTGATCGACAACGTGCTCGAGGACGAGGACGTCTTGGTCTGCGTCGATCACTGGGTGAACGCCGACGCGGAGGGGCGATTCGACCAGAACACGGCTGGCCGGACGGAGAAGGTGAAGTCACGGACGACGCAATTCCTCGCTCGCGCGATCGCTGCCGGCGACAGTTTCGACGTCGTCTACATCGACGCCGACCACGAGGCCAAGAACGTCTTCAAGGATGCGGCGATGACGTGGCCGCTCCTGCCGGTCGGCGGCATCGGCATCTTCGACGACTACCGCTGGCAGATGCCCGCTGAGAAGTCGCACCTCCTACCGCCGAAGCCGGCGATCGACGCCTTCATTGAGGTCTACGCGGGCTACATCGACGTCCTGCACAAGGACTACCAAGTCATCTTCCAGAAGGTGGGCCGATGAGTCTCTTGTCGTTGATAGCAAGACCGCGGTGGCTGCGGCCAGCGGCGATCGAGGGCGACCCGTTCTTCGAGGACGTTCTTCTGCTCCTGCACATGAACGGCACGGCACTGGTGGACTCAAGCCGATTCGCTCGCGCGTTCGGCGTCGGATTCGGCTCGCAGGTTTCGCTTTCTTCCGAGCATCGGAAGTTCGGCGACGCGAGCCTGAAGACGGTGGCGGTGTTCAATAACGTAAGCCTTATCATCACCGACCCAAGCACCGACTTTGCGCTCGCCGACGAGGACTTCACGATCGAGGCGTGGGTGCGACCGACGACGCTCTCTGGCCGGCACGGCATCGCGGACTTCGGGCCCAACAACCACTTCATCCTTGAGGTTTCGGACGCGAGCAAGTTTCGAGTGTTTCTGTGGAACGGCGGCGGGTTCGCGATCATCTCCGGCACGACCACGGTCGCGACGAATACGTGGTATCACGTCGCCGTCACCCGTTCCGGCACGACCTTGAAACTCTGGGTGAACGGCGTCGAGGAGGCGAGCGCAGGCTCCGCGACAGGCCCACCTAGTTCGTCCTACGGCGTCCGCATCGGCGCCACCGCGGCGGGGCAGTTCGTCGGTTTCACGGACGAGTTCCGCATCACGCGGCAGGCCCGCTACACGGAGACGTTCTCCGTGCCCGTGAAGCCATTCCCAGACAGGTGAGAGCGTGCCGATCCAAGGCGTCGCGATCCGCGACATCGCCGTGGCCGTGCCTTCGACCGTGCGAGATCAGTCTCGTTGGGGCGCCGCGGCGTCGAAACTGGAGGCCGCCACCGGCGTCCGCGAGCGGCGGGTCGTCGACCGCCTGACGCTCGCCGACTTGGCCGAGGCCGCGTGCCGCGAGGTGCTCGGCCGGGCGGTGCAGGCGATCGTCGTCGTCACGCAGACGCCGGACCAACGCATCCCCCCGGTAGCCAACGTGCTGCACGGCAGGCTCAATCTCGGCACGGCGTGTGCCGCGTTCGACGTGAACCAAGGGTGCTCCGGCTACACCTACGGCCTCGCGGTTGCGTCCGGCCTCGTGACCGCCGGCGTGCCTCGCGTTCTCTTGGTCGCCGGCGACTGCCTGTCGACCGTCGTCTCGCCGAACGACAGGGCGACCGAGCCTCTCTTCGGAGACGCGGTGAGCGCCACGATCCTCGAGCGAGACGAGGACGCTCCGCCCATGCACGTCGCGTTCGGCAGCGACGGGAGCGGAGCGGAGCATCTGTCGCTCGCCCACGGCGACACTTCGTGCCTGAAGATGAATGGCGCCGAGGTCTTCGAGTTCGCGATGCGGACGGTGCCGATGATGGTCACCGAGTCGCTCGCGGCAGCCGGCTGGACGATGGACACGGTCGACCAGATCGTCCCGCACCAGCCGAACCAGTTCATGCTCCGCCACCTTCGCGAGAAGTGCGGCGTGCCGGAGGCGAAGTGGATCGACGGCGTCGTCCGGCACTTCGGCAACGTATCCAGCGCGTCGATCCCGCTGGCGCTAGTGACCTGCGGAAGCAAGGCGAAGACTGTCATGGCCGGATTCGGCGGTGGCTGGTCGTACTGCGCCGTCGCTGCCGACCTGTCCACGACGAGGCTCCACGACCTCGTGGAGGCCGCCGAGTGAGATACCTCGTGACCGGAGGGTCCAGCGGCATCGGTGCCGCCACGGCGAGGCTCTTGGCCGCCGGAGGCCACGACGTCTACCTGCTCGGCCGCGACTACGGCCGCCTGCGGGAAGTCCACGACGCTCTGCCGGCCGGAAACCACGGCTGGAAGAGCATCGACCTCGTGTCGCTTGGCGACCGCACCGACGACGTGCTCGCGGACATCGCCGCGGTCCACGGGAAGTTCGACGGCGTCGTCCACGCCGCCGGCATCCACTCGCTGACTCCGCTGCGATACCAGACGCACGCCAAGGCGGACGAGATGATCGCGGCGAACTACCACACGGCGTGGCACGTCGCGAAAGCGTTCCGGCAGCCGGCCGTGCGGGCCGGCGGGGCCGATGCGATCGTGTTCGTCGCGAGCGTGGCAGGAATCGTCGGGCAGGCAGCCGCGAGCGCCTACGCAGCGTCGAAGGCCGCGGTGCTCGGGCTGACAAAGGCTCTGGCGGTCGAACTGGCGCCCTCCGGCATACGGGTCAACGCCGTCGCCCCCGGAGTCGTCAGGACTCCGATGCAGGAGCGGCTCGAGCACACGATGTCTCCGACGCAGTGGCAGGCCGTGGTAGACGACCACCTCCTCGGCCTCGGAGAGCCGGAGGACGTCGCCGAGGCGATTCAGTACCTCCTGCGTCAGAAGTGGACGACAGGGACTGTCCTCACGATCGACGGGGGGCTGACCGCACGATGATCCCGGCCGCCTACTACGTTTCCGAGGAGCAGTACGCACGCGAGGTGACGGCGTTCGCGAACTCCGTCTGGACGCCCGTCTGCATGGCGAGCGAGATCGCCGGAGACGGCGACTACGTCGTCCGCGGGAAAGTCATCGTCCAGAACGTCGGCGGAGAACTGAAGGCGTTCTTGAACGTCTGCCCGCACCGCCTCAACAGGCTTGTCGCGAAGCCCTGCGGGACCGGCCCGCTCGTATGCGGCTATCACGGTTGGGAATTCGGGCCGGACGGCCTGCCGTGCCGCGTGCCGAAGCGACCAAGTTTCGACGGCGTGAACCTCGCGGAGCACGGCCTCGCCGTGCACGAGACAGCCCGGTGCGGCAACCTCGTGTTCGTCTGCCGCACGAAAGCGATCGAACTGGAGGCGTGGCTCGGAGATGCTTGGGGGACGATCGCCGCGATGACGGAAGCCTGCGGCGAGAAACTCGACACAAACCGCATCTGGATGCGGTGCAATTGGAAGATCGCCGTCGAGAACACGCTCGAGGCGTACCACGTCGGCCACGTCCACCCGGAGACGTTCCACCGACTCGGGGCGAACGGCGGCGAGTTCTCCTTCGCCGGCCCGCACTCGTCGTGGTCAACGCCACTTTCGGCGAAGACGACGGCGTGGCTTGAATCGATGGAAGACGTGTTCGCCTCGCGGCCGTACAAACCGGCCGGCTACGTCCATCAACTGGTCTTCCCGCACTGCACGATCGCGAGCGCGGCAGGCATGAGCGTATCGGTCCAGTTCTTCGCTCCGGCCGGCGTCGGCGACACGGAGTTCACGTCGCTGGTCTACGCGACGAAGGTCGGCGAACTCTCGCCCGGGCAGGCAGAACGCCGCGAGGTGTTCAACAAGTCGGTCGTGGACTTCAACCGGGCCGTGTTCGCCGAGGACGCCGCGGTCTGCGAGAGCGTCCACGCCGGAGCCTGCGACGCCGCCGGTTCGGGCGTGGAGGCGATCCTGTCAGAGGACGAGGAGCGTGTCGGGCATCACATCAGCGCACTCCTGATGGCGTGCGAAGGTCTTTCGTGAGGTGCAGCATGGACGAGAAGCAGTTGTCAGCGGATGACCTGATCGAACGAGTCGCGTCCCGTGTGGACACGACGCCGCACGTCAAGCCGTGGTGGCAGCGGCTCACGCCTGAGCAGGCGGAGCGGGTTCTGCCGCTCCGCGATGCGTACTTTGCGGGCCGGTTCGGCAAGCGCGAGATCACGGCGTGCCGGGCGATCTCGGCGACGCTTGGCGAACTGGGAATCACCATCGGCCCGCAGGGGGTTAAAGCATGGCTCAGGAGGACTTGATCGCCAAGGTGGCGGCCAAACTGCCGCAACCTGAACCTGCCCCGGACGCGGAGCAGGTCACGACCAAGCGCGAGGGCGACGTGCTCGAGGCCCGCAGCACGAGCCGGCGCATCAAGACTGTAGAAGACCTCCTCAAGCACATTGAGGCGGACTTGGAACGCTACGAGGTGGCGGCCTCTGAGGCCACCAAGTGGGAGTGCGCGTCAAGCGATGGCAAGGGCGGGACGACCGTCACGGAGTTGCACCGCGTCTTCGTCCGGCTGAAGCCGAAGGCCGGGCCGACGACCCGCGAGGTCGTTGAGGCGATGATCGCCGGGGCCGTCGGTCTCAAGCAGCGGCCGGTGAGCCGTCACAAGAAGCCGAAGGGCGAACTGTGGCAGGTCATCGTCGTGGCGGACGTCCATGTCGGCAAGTATGCGTGGAGCAAGACAACCGGCCACGGTGACTACGATCTTGACATTGCCGACCGCGTCATCCGGCAGACGTCGAACGAACTGATCTCCGTCGGCAACGAGTACAAGCCTGCTCGGCGGAGCATCTTCTACCTCGGCGACCTCTTTCACTACGACTCGCCTCATGGGACCACCACCAGCGGAACGCAGTTGGAACGCGACGGCCGGCTCCAGAAGATGATCGAGGTTGGCAGCGACGCACTTCTTTCGATTGTCGAGCAGTCCGCCGCGACGACTCCAACCGACGTCCACGTCGTGAACGGGAACCACGACGAGACGCTCACTTGGGCCTTTCAGCGAATCCTGTTTGAGCGGTTCCGAAACGACCAGCGCGTCGCCGTGAGCATGAAGTTCACAGGCCGGCAGTACGTCACGCACGGGGCGAACCTGCTCGGCATCGCCCACGGCCATCGAGCGAAGCGGAAGTTGCCGCAGATCATGGCGATCGAGGCCGCCGGCGACTGGGCGAGGTGCCCTTACCGCGAGTACCACACAGGCCACTACCACTCGCAGGCCGCGGAGTGGCAGCGGCCGATCGAGACCATCGAGTCGGTCATCGTCCGAACGGCTCCCAGCGTCGGGGCCACTGACGACTGGCACTCTGAGCACGGCTTCATCGGCGCCCGCCGGGCGATGGAGACGTTCCTCTACAGGCCCGAAGGCGGCCTGACGGCCATGCACGTTGCGGGGGTGAAGTGATGATCCTCGGCCTCTGCGGTGCCGCCGGGTGCGGAAAGAACACGGTGGCGGAGATGCTGGCGGCCCGGCATGGCGCCGGAGTCTTCGGGTTCGCGGACCCGTTGTACGCGGCGATTTCGGCGATCACCGGGATGTCGATTGCGGAGTTGCAGGACCGCCGGCACAAGGAACGCGACCTGCCGTGGCTGCCGGCCAGCCCGCGGCGGCTCCTCCAAACCATCGGCACGGAGTGGGGGAGAGAGACCATCCACCCGGAAATCTGGGTCATGGCGACGATGAAGCGGATCGAAGACTCCGAGACGGCGATCGCCGTGATCACGGACGTCCGGTTCGACAACGAGGCCGAAGCGATCCGCGCCCGCGGCGGATACGTCTGGAGGGTCGTCCGGCCCGGTGCTGGATTGGCTGGTTCTGCCGGGTCGCACTCGAGCGAGCGTGGCATCGAGGCCAGCCTCGTGGACGACGAGGTGCTCAACGATGGGGATTTGTCGGTCCTCGCCGGCCGCGTGGATGCAGCGTGGTCAAGACTGCAAAACGATACAATAAAATAACGCCGCATTCTGCCTTTTGCGGCGTCACGAGGCGTCCCGTGAGCGGCGAAGAAATGAACGACGTCTTGAAGACGGTCCTCGAACGCTACGGCCTGCCGACCCTGCTTTGCGTGGCAGGGGGCTACTTCCTTCGCACTGACGTCCTCCTGCCGCTCGTGGAGCAGCACTCGGCGTTCCTGAAGACCATCTCAGAGTCGCAGAAGGACATCGCCAGTGCGATCGAGGAGCAAACAAGGCTCCTCTACGCACTTCAGCCAAAGGCCGCTGAAGAGGCGAGGCAATACAAGGCCTCCGTGGAGCAGCCTCGGTGAGCAATACCTACAGCCAACTGCCGGGTCCGCTGAACCTCTCGCTCCGGCGTGGGGACCAGTTCGGAACGACCATTGACTTCGATATCGATATGTCCGGGTACACGGTGTCGTCGTCGATCGTGTCGCCGATCACGGGGAACTCGGTCGGCACGATCACCTCGACGATCACGAACGCCTCCACGGGCGTCGTCTCCGTCGCGATGACCGAGGCCCAGACCGAGGCACTCCAGCCCGGCACGTACTCGTGGCGGCTTGAGTGGATCGCCCCGGGCGACGTGAAGCGGACGGCACTTTCGGGCTTCGTCGAGGTGGCACGGTGAGCATCACGGCCAGCGTCACGGGAACGCGGATTTCGGCGACCGTCAGCGGCGCCGGCGTCTCGGCGACCGTCGGCAGCGGAGCCGTCGCGGCAGCGGTCACGGGCGGCATCGGGCCGCAGGGGCCGTCCGGCGACATCGGGGCGACTGGAGGCGCCACGGCACTGAGCCAACTTACGGACGTGCAGATCGCCTCGCCGGCGGACGGCGACGTGCTGCGGTACTCGACTGGCAAATGGCGAGACTACGCAGAAATCAACCTAGTGGACGGAGGTAACTTCGCATGGCTAATCGCATTCGTATCCGCAGGTCTACAGGCGGCTCGGCTCCTGAGCATCTCCTGAATGCGGAGTTGGCCTACGCCGAAGCCGCCGGCACGGGCGGCGCCGGCACGCTCTACATCGGCACCGGCTCGAGCGGAACGAACGCTGCGAACGTCGTCGCCATCGGCGGCGGCGGTGCGTTCATCTCGATCGTCACCGTCCGTGAGGCCAACAAGGTGCTCGCTGGGCCGACGACCGGATCGGACGCGGCTCCGACGTTCCGGCTCCTCGTGGCCGACGACATCCCGTCGCTGACCAGCACGAAGATCACTGACTTCACGACCGCCGCGGCACTCGTCGGCCCGGTTTCCAGCGTCAATGGGAAGACTGGTACGGTCAGCCTGACATCGGTTGACGTTTCCGCCGCGTCCGCAGTCCACACGCACGTTGCGGCGAACGTGACCGACCTCGAGACCACGGTCAAGGCGTACAGCCTGACGTCGTTCGCGGCGCCGACGGCGTCGCTGACGATGAACAGCCAGAAGATCACGAACCTCGCGGCGCCGACAGATGCGAACGACGCCGCTCGGAAGGCGGACGTTGATGCTGCTAGGAACGGCCTCGACGTCAAGCAGTCGGTGCGTGCCGCGACCACGGCGAATATCGACCTGTCGAACGCACTTGAGAACGGCGACGCGGTCGACGGCGTGACGCTCGCCACCGGCGACCGGGTGCTCGTCAAGAATCAGGACACGGCCTCGCAAAACGGCATCTACGTCGTGCAGGCGTCCGGGGCGGCGGTGCGGGCCACCGACTTCGACGCTGACGCCGAGGTGACGCCGGGCGCGTTCACGTTCGTCGAGGAAGGCACGACGAACGCGGACACCGGCTGGGTGCTGACGACAAACGGTGCGATCACGGTCGGCTCAACGTCCCTGACGTTCGCCCAGTTCTCCGGTGCCGGCCAGATCACCGCCGGCAACGGTCTCACGAAGGACGGCAGCACGATCAACGCCGTCGGGACGGCGGATCGGATCAGCGTGGCCGCCGACTCCATCGACATCTCCACGGCCTACGCCGGCCAGACGTCGATCACGACGCTCGGCACGGTGACCACAGGCGTGTGGTCTGCGACGGCGATCGGGCCGACGAAGGGCGGCACGGGCCTCACGACCGTTCCGAAGGGCAGCATCCTCGGAGCGAACACGCTCGACACGGTCACCGCGGTGCAGGGCGGAACGACCGACGGCATCCTGACCTACTCCGCGTCCGGCACGTCGGTGGCGTTCCTTGAGACTCTCGATGGTGGGAGTTTCTGACGATGCCAACGCCGGTCCAACTCAAGCGCAACGGCACGCCGGGAGCATCGGCCCCCTCGTCGCTCCTGCACGGCGAGTTAGCACTGAACTACGGAGACGCTCGCATATTCTGGCGAGACGCCTCAAACGTCATTCAGTCGTTCACGTTTCAGAGTTACGCACTCGCGTCGCACGAACACGCGGCCAGTGCCATCACCTCCGGCACGCTGGATATCGCTCGAATCCCAACGGGTTCGTCTTCGAGCACCGTGTGTATTGGCAACGACAGTCGCTTGAGTGACACCCGCACGCCGACTGACGGCAGCGTGACGACGGCGAAGATCGCCAACGACGCCGTCACCTACGCGAAAATTCAAAACGTCTCCGCCACCGACCGCCTACTCGGTCGCTCGTCTGCGGGCGCAGGCGACGTGGAGGAGATCACCTGCACGTCGTTTGGTCGCTCCTTGATTTCGTCGGCCGATGCCCCTGCGGCACGCACCACGCTGTCCGTGCAGCCGACGGCAAGTCCGGCGTTTACCGGAGCGGCAAGTTTCGGAAACACAATTGCAGTGGGCACAACGCTAAGTACTTGGGCAAGCAGCGCTGGAGTAGTCCAGACGGTCAATCATGCGTCTTTTGCGGCATTCAATGATCCGTCGCTGCACCTGACGCTCAACGCCTATTACAACGGTGCCAACTGGGTCTACATCAGTTCGGCCGCTGCGAGCAACTACTATCAACTGGGTGGCGAGCATGTATGGAGAGGCGCTGCATCAGGCACGGCTGGAAATAACGTCAGTTGGACCACACGCCTCACCATCTCCTCCACCGGCACCGCCACGTTCGCGGGGCAGATCATCGGTCAGGCGGGGGCGGCGATCACGGGGGCCGCCACATTTGAGAACAGCGGCAACGTTGTCCCGCTGACCATCACTAACACAGGCACGGCGAATAGTTTCGTCGTCAATGACGCGAGCCCGGATTCGTCGCCGTTTGTGATTGATGCGAGCGGGAATGTCGGGATTGGGACGAGTAGCCCCAGCAGTAAACTAGAGGTATCGGGAGGCGACATACTGCTTTCGTCGGCAAGTCAGCCTGCCATCCGTTTCCACTACGGTTCGACTACGTTGCGGTTTGCGTTGTTCCTAAACGACTCCGACAGTCTCCGTATAGCCAGATACAACGATTCAGGAGCGTTCGTTGAATCGCCACTGCAAATCTCAAGAGCAACTGGGCAGATCCTCGTCACCGCAGGCAGCGGCAGCAGCGGCTCCTACAA